CGTCATTGCCAAAAATAGTGGATCCAGAAATTGTATCTGTTTGGTTTACAACAAAAGAACTTGCGCTAATTGTTCCTGAAACAAGTAGGGTTCCTGTGATAAATAATGTGCTGCTTCCAGTATTAAAGACTAAATTCTCAGAGCCACTAAGTCCACTAGAATTCGATAAGAATTGCAAAGAACCAACAGGTCCACCTATTGTGATACCAGAAGAACCAGAACAATCTATGTATGCCCATCCAAATTGAGCCATAATAAAACTCCTTTAGAAAGTGCTCATTGCAGCACGAACAACAAGATTGGCATCGTGCGTGCCATCATCAACAAAAGCAACTCTGTCAACTCCAAGTAAAGGAATTGTGAGCATCTTCTTACCATTGATACCTTTGAATTGGGCTGCGACATAAGCATCTTGAGAAGTGGTATCAGATCCGTGTTTTACACCTACAGGAATGTAAATTTGAGCCCAAGCTCCAAAAGCGTAGTTGTACCCATAGATTTTAATAAGTTCGTCGCTGTTATCATCTTCAATTTGTAGATGCAAAAATCTTTGATTTTCTGTGATATAACCGTTTTCACCAGAATTAGTTCCAGTTAAGTTATCACTTAAATCTCCTGCTGCCACAGTTGTAACGGTAATCGCTGTTTGTTTGGATACTGGTACATCTTCCACCATATGCTTTGGTCTTCTAGTTCGACCCCAGCTATTTGCTCTCAATACTGACATAAGAATCCTCCGTATTTACATAGTCGTAAATAAATAGTCTCAACTATTTCTTTCGCGGCGTGCTTCTTTGGCCTTTTGCTTAGCTACGTTTCTTCGCTGTCTGCGAATGGCAGCCTGTTTGGCATGTCTTTTTATGTCAGATTCTTTCTTAAAGTATCTTCTATCTCTTATCTGCTCTATAATTTTTGCCTTTTTGCATTTTTTTATGAACTTACGGATCATTTTTTCGTGATTACCACGACACTCTCGTGCATTCACAACTACGTTTGCGCCCTTACGTCTGCTCATTTGTATTCCTATTTAAGTGCTTGCCAAATTTTACCAGCATTTCCCATAATAGAACTGATATCTACACCTGCATCCGTGGGGTCATCACCTAGAACGCTTGGTCTATTTGTTGCGCCAGGAGTCGCCGATTCTCTCATAGGCTCTGTGCCCTCAAAGAGATCGACGCCGTTATAAGCGTCACCACCAATTGAATCTAGTAATTTTCTACGATGCTCTTGTAGTTTCTTGTTCGCCTCACGAGACTTACGCTGCATTTGCAAGTCTTCATTAAATAGCTTATCTTTTGTTTTCTTTGGTTTGTTCTCAACAATTGGTTGGCGTGTTATACCTGCTGCAACCTGTGAGACTACCTCAGTAAGAAGCCCCTCTTCTATCAAGACTTCTTGAATACATTCTTTTACAACTGGCTTAATTAATTTTTTAAGTTGCGCTTTGTTCATATTACCTTCTTGTTGATTCCTGCAAGGATTTGCATTCTCTCAATCTGCTCTTGAAAACTGCTAAAAAATTTATCGCCACCACCAAGAGGTTTCACATCTTTTTTCTTTTCGGGTTTTGATGGATCAGACGGAGAATCAGAAGATTTGCCA